TGGTTTTCCATTAAATATTGTTTAAACGTTTTCATATGTTTTAAGCCTTCTATATTATAATATATTATTTATCCTTTGAAAGCAGTTTTTCTAATAATGCATTACGGTCTAAAACCACTGCATCACCGTCTTCTTGTACACCTGATTCTTTATCATGCCTTGCTTGTACTTGATCTAAACGTGCTTTTTGTAATTGTAGTTGAATCATTTTTAATTTGCGGTCAACTTTTCCGCCTTTGGCATTTAAAGCCGTATCTAATAAACGTGCCGCAGTATTAAATATCTCTCCTGCATATCTGGCTTCAACATTCATGCCTAAATCCATTAAGTCTTGGAATGTATCTTTTGCCGTTTGAGCAATATCATCCATTTCAGCATCATTTAATTCTAAATTTTTAACCATTGGCAATGCTTCGTCAATTTTGTCCGCTTTGGCTATTGCTCTTTGTATATCTTCTGGAGTATGTTTTGGCTTTTCTGGTTCTGGGATAACTTCAGTGGATTGCTCTTTTTCCTCGGTTACTTCTTTAGCCGGTGCCATATCTAATAAATCTTCAAGTTTTTTAGTCATTTTTCTTCCATTAAATTATATGCTACTATAATTATTTATCTTTTTTGCGGACGGTGAAATATATCTTCTTCAGTAACAATTCTAAATTGCAAATTATTTTGTTTACACCATGCTCGTGCCGCCTCCCATTTTGCTAAATTGTTTATAACTTTAGCCTGTGTAATAGGATTTCTGCCTGCACTTTTTATATCTGTTTCTTTTTTGGGTTTTACTTCTATAACCTCTGCGTGTCTATTACCTTTTTTATCTGAATAAACAACTAAAAAATCAGGAACATAAATTGTATTTCTATTTGTTAATGGATTTTTATAAGGAATTTTTACTGCTTCACTAGACCATTGCACTACACCGGGATGATTATCACAAAATTGCATAAAGGCCCATTCCCAACTACTTCTGTATGTTGGACTTTTATTTCCTCCATACTTGCTAGGATTTTTTATAACGTATTTTCCTCGAGCGTATTTTGCCATAATATCATTATACTAAAATGTTGCGAGCCGTATATGCACTTGGTTTTTTATTTCTATTGAATCCAAGTATGCTTGTATTTGCTCTTTGCTGATTTAATAATGAAACTAATGCTTGTTGTATATCTGTAACTGCATATTCATTAAATTCATCAATTAATTCCATAGGCTTTGCACCATGTAAACTAGCAATCTGCATAATTGTATCTGTTAAACCATTTGACACTTCTTCATTGTCATTTGTTTTTCTCATAAAGAAACCTTTAACTGCATCATGATCCGTAGAAGAGATTACAGTTTCTGCTCTCGGTGTATTATATACATCAAAAAACTCTTTAGTTTCGTTATTAGTTTCTTTAGGTGGTAAATTAGTTGCCATGTTATGTTATTATTCCTTTTTTAATGCTACTTAGACTAGGTGGTGTAGTATTATTTGGAAATGGATTAGTTGTTAATTCACTTCCAATACTATTCATTGCTTTATCAATTTGATTTGGAATGCCTGCAATACCTTTATTCATTTCTGCAATAGCAGTTGGTAAGTTTTTATTTAATTCAGTTTGTGCTGTAGCCAAATCAGCATTAAATTTAGTTTGAAACTCTGCACTATTAACGTGTGTGCTTATATTACTTAAACCTGGACCGAATATACTTTGTAATGATGATGGAACTTTAGTTCCTAATTCTCCTACCATACCTGGAAACCCACTTGCTAAACTTTGAATAGCAGATCCTGAACCTCCAGCAAAACTTTGTAATTTATCTGATAAAGCCGCAATTTGTATTCCAGAACCATTACTAGTTACAGATTGAGAACCGCTTGACGGTACACTTCGAGATACTGCATTTACTTTAGGCACATTAGGTAATGGATTACCAGGTGATGATTTGCTATTTGGAAAACTAAAATCACCTACAGGATTTTGTCCTCTTAATGCATTAAGAGCCGCACCTGTTAATTCTTCTTTTAACATACCTTTTAAGTTAGCACCTTTTAAATTACTTGCTCCGCGTAAACCTGTTACTACTGCACCTGCAATATTACCACCGGCTAGGTCAGCACCTATACTTCCTACTGCATCTACTAAACCGCCTGGGCCTAATATACTAGTTGTTCCTCCGCCTTGTGGTGTAAGTGGACTTGCCGCTTTATCATAATGCATTTCACCAAATCCTGCTGGACCGTCACCGGCAATAAGTCCTGATTTATACTTAACTGTTTCAAATCTAACTTGCATTCTGTGTTCTAACAATCCTGTAGCATCTGCATAGTCATGACTGTCATGGTCAAATGTTTCAATGATAGGATTTACTAACCAATATTCGGTATATTTTTTTTGGTATAAACTATAAATTTTTATTGCACTAAAAAAAGGTTCAGAGTTTCTATCTAACCCCCAATTTTGTGCTCTAGATAACATAGGGGAATATGTATCTTTATAACTGTATGTTCCGCCTGATTCATATTGGGGATCATTATTATAATAGGCATAGTAGGCGTACCATAAATTTCTTATTACGTCACTACTGTCGTCATGAAATGTGATAGTTACTGGATTGTAATTTATTCTATTGTGATGATATCTTTTTCTATTATATTGATTATGTTCGACTACATCAAAACTATATTTAGGTAAATCAACATTTTTAACTAGAAAACTTGCTTCTAAGTTTTCACTACCGCTGAATCTAAATCCAGAACTAGCATTTAGTTGAAATACAACATGAAATAAAAATTTATGTTTTGGTGCTAATCGATAATTACCGTCGACAAATGTTCGCGAAGCGTGTTTAAAATCACGAACATTGTCACCGGTTGCAAGAGCTTTAAGAAAAGAATTTATCACAGGATAATTACCTCTAGTTTAAAGTATTAGCCTGTAACTACCTCACCAATAGTTCTAGCCACTGTACTACCAACACCAGCGCCAAGTGGAGTTTGAACAGCATTGTCAAATCTAATTGACATTGTAATTGTTGCTGGTTCACTTGTTGCATAGTTTAAGTCGTTGTAGTTTACGTTCTGAATCATACAACCGTATAATTCCCAAGTTTCTAGCGTATTTGGTGAAGACGCTCCATTACCACCGTCTAAGATTTCACATCTTGTGATAAATTTGTAATCAATACCTGATGCCGCACTTGATTGTTCCATCATATCAAATTGTTTCTGAACTTGTTCACCAACTAGTTTAGAAACTTGACCTGATGCGTCATCACGTAAATTAACTGATACAGCCTCCCAAGTATGTTTACCTTGGATGTATACTTTACTGTTATAGATATCAATTGGCATTTCTTCAAAGTTAACTGAAGGTCTTTGAAAATCTATAACTTGTTTTGTTAGTTCACTTCTCGGAGTTGAAACACCAAAGTTTTCAAAACTCACACGGAAGCGATATTTTAATTTTGGCATTAACAGACCTTGGCTTGACGCTGATTGGTCACTTGCCAAAGGCACTGTAAATTTGCTTAATGAACTTACTGACATATTTTTGCTCCTGCTTTATATTATTTAGTCGCTTTGTTTACCTTCATTTTTCTCCACAAAGGCCCTATTAAATAGAGCCTGTGTTTTGAATACGAACTGGAATATAGATATATTCAACTGCCTTAACAGGTTCAATTGCTATATCGATGTACAATTCGTTACGATCGATACGGTCGTTAGTGTTGTTTGTTTCATCACAAACCACCAAGTAATCGTAAAGACCACGTTTTGCAACCAAATCGTTCATTAATTGCTCAACAACTTGCTTCACTTCATCACGTGTTAGTTTATCGTTTGGTTCAAATACAAATGGTTTTGTAATAACCGCTAAACGTTCACGGATGTAAGCAGTAAGTCTTGATACGTTAATGCGATCTAACGCACTTGCCGTAGCCGTTCTAGACTTGTTACCGTAGTTTAATATTCCGTTACCGGGGAAGAATGCAATCGGGTTAATACTGTTTTCGTATAAAGTATCTCTTAAAGATTCTCTAACACCAACACTTGTAAATTCGCCTGTTGCACTATCTAAGTAACCTAACCCTGTTGCATTATCAACAACACCACGTCTTGTACCTGCTGGTGCAAACCATGGATAACTAGCATCATCTGAACGAATTAAAGTTCTTAACATCATGTGTGATGCTGGAACCATAATACTGTTACCGCTAAGGTCCGTTGTAATACCACTTGGGTAAAAAACACCTAAGTATGTATCAGCAGTTACTAGACCTTTGTCGTTATTATCAGTTGCTAGGTTGGCGTTGATAGCCCAGTTTTGGATATCTGTACTATTTGCCGCTAATCTGAATGGTGTATCACCAATTACAAACCCTGTGTTACGTCTGTCATTGTTTAATGCTACCATGTTTTGAATCATTTCTGGATAACCAGGAGATGCAATTACGTTAAAGTTTCTTTGTTCTTCACGTAACTCTGCACTTGTATCAATCGCAGATTTCATAGCCGCTACAATAACACGACGTACTGCATTTCTACCCATGAACGGTGAACCGTCATTTTGTAGTCCTGCTTTAGATACCCATGCGTCTTTCTCTGTAGGTAATACTTTACCTGCAAAGTCTGTACTGTTAAAGTA